CAAACGCTCAACAATCATACGATAATGCAATCTTTAGAATAAATAACTTTGCTAATTCAAGTGTTGGTTTAAGTATAGGTTCTACAGGAAGTAATGTTACTCATATTCAAACAAGTTATAATGAAGGAACTACTTCACCTTTGACATTAAACCCTTTTGGCGGAAATGTTGGAATTGGAGAAACTGGTCCTGATGATACGCTACATGTAAATGCTTCCGGTGGAACAGCAAGATTAAGAATAGGGTCAGGAAATGATGCATATTACACACAAAAAGGATATCTAGGAGATACATGGTATTTTGGAAGTGGCGAAACAGGTGATGTTGTAACAAGCACAATAAGTGGAGGAGCATTTACTAGTTCAAATGCTGGGGGTGCTTTTGTATGGAAAACAGATAATTCAGGAACTCTTTCAGAAAAAATGCGTATTACTTCTGATGGCAATGTTGGAATTGGAACTGCAACCCCAAATAATATGAGTCATACACAAAATAATTCTATTACTGCTACACAGTCTACAGGAAATAGTTGGTCTACTCCAAGTTCTGGAGGTAATTATTCTGTTTTGGGAGCGATAGAAGCGTCGGGTATACGAAACAGACATGTAGCTAAATGGGCTTTTAGCGGTAACTTAAGTGCAAATAATTGGTATCCTTTTACAAAACGTTCACAATTAGCTTCCTTAACAGACGATACAGGTTCAAGCTCTGAAGAAGGTTTTGGTATGTACTTTAGAGTTTATGTTTATACCTCTAGTTCAGGCTGGGGAGAATATTTCTCTAGTAGAGTATCGAGCGTGATATGGATAACAAATAATGGTTCTAATTCAAACACTACACAAGAACTCTATATAGGTCCCGGTTTAGGACACGCTCCAAATGGAGGTCACGACCCAGACTCAGCTACAAGTTGTCCTGTTAGAATGAGAATTGCACATCACCACGGTTCTGATAGTACTTGGCCTGCCGATCAAACAATAGAGCTTAGAGTAAATAATGCTCTTTCAGGATTAAATTCATCTGTTGCAGGAAGACAGTTAATGGTATATGGATATATTATATAGGAGAAAATATGACACAAGAATTAAAAGTAGTTTATAAAGATAGTGATAAATCTATAATAGGATTTTTAGGGGCAGATTTAAATGCAGAAGAACATGAAGCCATGTCTCCAGAAGGGATAAAGGTTTCTTCTGAAGTATTATCGTTTGATGATGATGTAATAGTAATGCCTGAAATGGCTCAAGTAAGTGCAGATGGCGTAGCAACTAAAACATAAATTATATTAAAAAGATAATAAAAAACCCGCGTAAAGCGGGTTTTTCGTTTTAAGACTCTTCCGAAACTTCTTCAGGGTCTTTTTCAACTTCTTCTTTCAATCTAGCTGTTAAGCCTTCTTGAGCAATAAGATGTTGGTCATGTTCCATTCTATTTACTGCAATTTTTTGCTGTAAGTTATTAAGTGACTGAACAATGTATTTTGCAGTATCACTTAAATCAGAAATCACATATTTTTTATCATCGAGAACCAATACTGGTTCTTCGTTGGTTACTTCTGTCGACATTATTTTCTCCTTTATTTAAAAATATCTTGCCAATTTCCTTGGGTACTAGCCTTAGCATACTCGGTAGCACGGTTTTCAAAAAAGTTGGTATGCTCAACAGCATTGATTTGTTGGTCTAGCCAAGGCAAAGGATTATCAGTACTATGAAATATTGCTTTCATACCTAATCCTAGTAATCTTCTATCCGCAATATATCGAATGTACTCTTTTACCTCTTTTGGTGTTAACCCTTCAATCTCCGCATTTTCAAAGCAGACGTCAATAAATCTATCTTCTAGTTCTACTACTCTTTCTGCTGCACAATATACTTCGTATTTTAACTTATCATTCCATATTTCAGGATTCTCTTGTATAAATGTACGAAATAGTTTAGACATTCCCTCTACATGTAGAGTTTCGTCTCTTATAGACCATGTGACAATCTGCCCCATGCCCTTCATTAAATTATGGCGAGGAAAGTTCAACAGAATCGCAAAACTACTAAATAGTTGTACTCCTTCTGTAAAACCACTATAAACGGCCATTGTTTTAGCCATTTCATACTTATCTCTCATATTAAAATCAGTTAAGTACTCGTGTTTCTCCGCCATTGCTTGTATCTCAGTAAACGCTTTGTACTCATCTTCCGACTTTCCAAGTGTTTCCAATAATAAAGAATAAGCCTCTTGATGCACTGCTTCCATCGCAGCATAACTAACAAGCATCATTCTTATTTCTGGTTGTTTAAATGTTGGAAGATAATGCTTCGCATATCCACAACATACATCTACATCAGCTTGTGTAAAGAATCGGAAGATGTTATCTACCAATGCTCTATTTGCTGGTGTTAGTTTTTCTTTATAGTCCTTTATATCATCTTGGAGTGGTACTTCATCAGGAAGCCAGTGCATTTGCTGTTGTCTTTTGTAGAACTCAAACGCCCAAGGATAACTAAAAGGCTTATAATAATCTCTTTCCTCTAGTAAGTTCATTTATCCCTCGCAATTTAGACAATCTGATTGCTCAAAGATTATCTCTCTTTTTACTTTATTTGATACATTATCTGCACGACTAATCGCTTCACTTCGTAAATAGTAAAGAGTTTTCATATTTTTAGCCCACGCTAACATATGAATGTTATGCAAATCCGCTTTGTTTACATCAGGCGGAAAGAATAGATTGACACTTTGTGATTGACAGATATACTCTTGTCTCATACTTGCGTGTTCAACTACCCATGCCTGATTAATTTCTACCGCAGTTTTGAAGACTTCTCTTTCTTCTTCAGAAAGAAACTCCAAATGCTGACAGCTTCCTTTATTAGTAATAATACTTGTCCAAGTAGAGTCAATATTCTGACCGTACTTTTCAAGCACTTCTTCTAAAAATTTGTTCTTCATTAAATAAGAACCAGACTTAGTTTTCTGTGTAAAAGCATTAGCTCTATAAGGCTCAATGCTTGGACTTGTGTTTCCACAAATAATACTACTTGAAGCATTTGGCGCTATGGCAAGAAGATGAGCATTTCTAACTGAACATGAATCATCGTCTGGACACGCACCTTTTTCTACTGCAAGTCTTTCTGTTTCTGTTTGTGCTTGACTCTTAATATGTTTAAACATCTCTAAGTTTGCCGCAGTTGCCATTGCTCCTTCAAAAGGTATTCCAGTCTTCTGTAAGTAAGCATGAAAACCCATAGCACCGAGACCAATACTTCTCTCTCTTTCAGCACTGTATCGAGCTCGTTCTAATTCATCAGGTGCATTGGCAATAAAATAAGTAAGTACATTATCTAGAAATCGTACTAGATCTGGTATAAACGCTGGATGCTTTTTCCATTCGTCATAATACTCCAGATTTACACTTGAAAGACAACAAACTGCTGTTCTTTCTTCGTTTGTTGCAAGAGTAATCTCAGAACAAAGATTAGAGTGATTTACTTTTAGTCCTTTTCTCTGCTGAAACTCGGGTAAGTCTGCCTGAACGGCATCTTCAAACATTAGATATGGTTCTCCCGTCTCCATTCTATTTTGCAGTAACTTTACCCAAAGTGTTCTTGCACTTACTACTTTCTTAACTTCCCCTGAGTGTGGGTCAGTAAGTTCCCAGTCATCGCTGAAGTTTTCTTCATGAGCAGCACGGTGTATTATTTCCATGAACTTATCAGGGATAACAACGCCATGATGTAAATTAATACACTTACGATTAACGTCTCCACCAGTTGGCTTTCTAACATCTAAGAACTCCTCTATTTCGGGGTGTGACATATGTAGATAGGATGCATAACTACCCCTACGAGTTACGCCTTGTGAAAATGCAAGCATTTCCGCATCTACTACTTTCATAAAAGGAATTACACCTGTAGACTCGGAGCCTTTCGACGTCTTTGTGCCTTGTGCACGAACATCGCTCCACCCGCCGCCGATTCCACCACCCATTGATGACAGATAAGCGTTTTCAGTGTAATGTCCTGTGATTCCCTCTCTGCTGTCATCTACATAATTTAGAAAACAACTAATAGGTAATCCTCTTTTTGTTCCACCATTTGATAACACAGGCGTGGCAAACATAAACCAGAGATTACTGGCATAGTCATATATACGCTGTGCGTGTGCTTCGTCGTCAGCAAAAGCTTCTGCAGCTCGTGCAAATGCTTCCTGAGGACTCTTTTCATCTCCTACAAGATATCGATCCTGTAGAGTTTTCTTACTAAACTCAGTAAGCATACTGTCTTTACTATAATCTATTTTAACCATTTTCTCGCCTTTTTACTATTTCCTTATGTATTGTTTGGATATTGTCTTTGCCAATTGCTTCTTCTGAGTAAGTAATTAAGTCCATTAACTCTACATTTACTAGAAGTTGCTCTGCGTTTTCATTTAGTGATTCTATGTATTTGTACTTTCCATCTATAGGACAAGCGTCATAGATATCAAATACTGTACCATATTGTTCCATTAATTGTACTGCGCGTTTTGGGCCAACTCCAGGTATTCCTGGAACATTGTCTCCTTTATCGCCAGTTAGACATTTGAATGTAATATAATCTTCGATTTCAAAGTCATAGTGTTCGTCCCAATTATGTACTGTTGTTTCTTTTCTAGTAACAGTACTAAATCTTGAGACTTTGTCGTTTATAAGTAAATCCCAATCTCGGTCAGATGAAACCATCCAACACTCATCAAAATTAAACTTATCTAAATTCATACTTATGTATGCTGCTATATCATCAGCCTCAACTCCCTTGAATTGTAGTACTGTATGTTTTTCTTTTAGCAAAGTAAGTGTATTACTAAACTCTGCCATGAACATTGCAAATTCCTTCTCTTCTTGAGGAGTTTGCTCTGCATATTTTTCTTTACGGTTTGCCTTGTATTCGGGTAATATAGCTTTCCTGTAACTACTACCGCCATCAGCAGTAATAATGATTGTACCTGCATTATATGATTTTGCTAAACTTTCTATAGTTCTAGCATAGTCATATTTGAAGTCTAATACACCTTGATGTTTCCACCTAAATGCAATGTTAAGACCATCAACTATCAGCAAGTTCCCAATCGGAGCTGGGTCCCCAAGGCTCGAGAACGAAATCGCCATTTGTAAATTTTATCTCCTCTTTATCTAGCCAGTCTTCTAATATAAGAACGTATGCACCTAGCCAGGCAATATGCATATATCTTAATGTATTTTTAGGTTGTCTTACAGTTGCTACAAAGAACTTACCATGATTCTCGCGAAAAACGAGAAGCGGTTCTTGTTTCATTTGTTGAGCTTGTTTACAAATCTTACTCCACCACTTAAAGAAGTTATTACTCTTTTGTGTGAATATCTTTGCATCAAACCCTACATTCTTGTAGAACTTAACCTCTACACAGAAAATGTTATGTTTCCCATGTACTCTTAAATCTCCTTTAATCTTTCCACTACCAGATCCTGGAGTTTGTTCCCATTTTTCTTGGGTTACTCTATCGAGAATAGCTATAACTTGTTGCTCTCCTCGATTACCTTTTTGTCTAGGATTAACCATCTAGATGACTAACCTTATCTTCTTTTATTACTTCTATCTTGGCCAACAGTGGGTGTGTCCAACCATGTGATACTATGTAAGTATTCAAATTTTCCTCTCTTAGTAATATTTCTACTAGTTTTTCTTTCCCTAATTCATCTAACACATTTGTTACTTCGTCTAAGAATAGGGCGTTTATTCGTGACTTTGATATACTACTCATAAGTTTCCTTATAGCGAGTAGAGTAGCTGTATTCACTCTTGCAAGTTCTCCTGCACTAAGAGCTAGTATATCTACTGGTTTTCCGTTGTCATCTATTTCTACATTTAGTTTATCATTGAGTACTACAAACTCTAAACTGAATCTACCATCAGATAGTTCTGCCAAGTATTCATTAGTAAGTTCTTCTAAGTCTTTAACTAAATTTTCTATTTTATAAGCAAGTAGTCCATTTGTACTAAATGCTTTTTTCAATATTTCTATATGACCTAATCTTTCTTCTATATCAGTAATTTCTTCTGTTAAAGTACTTAATTGGTCTTCAAAATCTTGTTGTTGTTCTTCTATAATTGAGATACGAGTATTATGTCTTTCTATTCTTTCGTTTTCTGCAGCTACATCTTCCCAGGCTTCTCTATCTTTTGTAATCTTGTTTTGCAACTCACTAATTTTTGTTTGTAGTTCATTTGCCTCCAATACTTTTATTGGCAGTGTTGCATCTATATCTCTGTATAAGTCTTCCCAGTCTGCTACTCTTCTTTTTGCTACGAGTCTTATTTTATTGACTTCATCTCCCTCTATTTTTTCTTTCGATAGTTTATCTACAGAACTTTCATAGCTAGTTACTTTTGTAGAGTGATGTTCAATTTTTTCTTTTACAAAATTTTCATCAATATCTTGATGACAAGTAGGACATTCACCTTTCATAGTTTGATACTCTTCTAAGGAACTTCTATGTTCATTTAATTTATACTTAGCAAGAGTAATCTCTCTTTGAAGGGGAGCTACATCTATGTCTTTAGAGTACTCCTCTAATTGTTGTCTGTAAGAGGTAATATCAATTTCATCTAACTGTTCTCGTGTAAAATTGTTTTTATTAATTTTTTTATTGATTTCGGAGATATTTTCATATTCTATCATAAGAGAACGTAAAGTTTTGTCATCTTCTTCCGAGACAAATGGTAAATCGATTTTCGATAATAGTGATGTATCTTCCATTTTATTATCTAATAACCATTTATTTATTGTATCAATTTTGCCTTGCACTAATGTAGCTTCTGAGCCAACACTTCTTGCCAAGTCTTTGAATACTTCAAAATATTTTACATAGTTATCTAATTGCAATAAATCTATTAAGAATCTTTTTCTATTCGTATCAGTAGCAGTAAGAAACTGCAAAGATGCATTAGTATTTTGATATACAATCTGACTAAAAGTTTTATGGTCAATTCCAATAATTTCTTCTAATGTTTTATATGTATTTGTAGCTGTGTGGCTTGATATATCTTCATCATTCTTATAGAGTTTTACTTTTATATTACCTCTACGAACTACATCAATTTTATAACTATCATCAACTACATCAAAAGACAAAGATATATCATAGCCATTATTGACTTCTCGATTTGGTATATCTGCTTTTTTAATTCCTTTCGAGTTTTTATTGAAAAGAACTTCCTCTAAAATGAGAGGTATAGAGGACTTACCAGTACCATTAGTACCAACTAATTGAGTAACTATGCTTTCAGTTAAGTCTAATTCATTATCTGAACCATAACTAAAACAATTACTCCACTGCAACTTCTTTAGCGTAATCACTAAACACTCCTAAAATATTTTTAACTTTATCCTCATTCAACTCTAGTATATAACTTAAATACTCATTAAGTTCTTCTTCCATTGACATCTCTTTATCTAATACTAGAGTTGCTTCTGTTTTTCTTCTTATGACTTTCTTATCAAGTAATTCACTATTTTTAACATTACTTAAATCTGATACATCTCCTTCTATTTCATAGATAGTATGGTGAAAGTCTGTTTGTACCATTTCATCTTCTGTTTCTACTGTTTTTCTTAATAACTGAGGAAGGTCAAACTCATGCCAAGTCCAGCTCCAATCTTCATCAAAATGATGAGTAGTATCATCTATAAGTAGATATCCTGTTTTTACTAAGTTTCTATGAAAACTTGTAGTCATAGGACTACCAGGATATATTATATTCTTTTGTGTATTTTCATGCGCGTGTAAGTCTCCTGCAAATACATAAGTGAAGTGTTTAAATCTATCTAAATCTACTTCAGGCTGTACATGAGGAGGTATCTCTCCACGAACATGAGTAAAAAGATAATAGGTATCTAACATTTCTATGCTTTTCTTTTTGTGTAAATCAGCATAAGGTAATATTGCCCAGTCATCTTCATAATATGTTTCATCTATTACTTCTACAAGAGGATTTATACTTGTAGTTACTTTTTTTAAATTTGTAAAAAAGGTTTTATTTTTACGAGTTGCTTCGTGGTTTCCATCGAAGATAATTGTTCGTACTGTAACTCCCTTTACAAAGTCAAAGTAAAGGCTTAATTCATCCATGCTGGGGACTCGGTCAAACAAGTCCCCACCAATGATGTGCAAATCTACATCTTTTTCGATCTTTTGTATTTGTTCAAAGAACATTTTATAGCGAGCGCAAGCCCATGCTACAGGTACATTCTTTTGTCCGAGTTTAATGTGCCAATCTGCTGTAAATAGAATCATCCTACGAAGTCTTCTCCTGGTTGCCATTCACAACCTGTAAGTCCACCAGCTTTGATAGCTTGTAGTGTTCTTAAAACTTCGTTTGCATTTCTGCCTGTATCAAGTGCATTAACACTTACATGCTGTACTGTATCATCTTTGTCGATAATATAAGTAGCTCTGTAACAGACTCCTGCATCTTCATCTACTATGCCTAGCTCTTCGGCAAGTCTTAAGCCGCAATCAGCTGCTAAAGAATGTCTAATGTTTCCAATGAGTTCATTATCTTTTTTCCAAGCTAATTTACAAAACTCATTATCACCACTAATACCGATTACATTTGCTTCACTTACTAACATATCCATTCCCGCGATTTCTGTTGGGCATATGAAAGTAAAGTCTTTTGGATAAAAGTAGATTACTGTATAGTCATGTTTTAATGGGTCATAGTGTTCAGTGACTGAAACTTCTACGAACTCATTATTCGAATTTACACCCTGCAAATTAAATGCAGGAAATTTTTCTCCTACTGTAATCATGATTCTCCTTAACTAATATCAAACTCATCACTGATTGACTCATCAGGAGTTGAATTATCTGCACCTTCTCTTAGTCTGTCGAGAAGCTCTTTTTGAGCGTCTGGAGTAGGTCTTGGTAAGACTTCATCCATAGACTTAAGGTCTTTAATTAACTCTGCTTCATCTTCAGTTAAAGCTCTTGGTTTGCATTTTAATGCTTGTAGTTGGTATTCAACATTATAAGCCATTGGTCCAGTCTTGACTCTTTTGAAGCATACATCCCACCCAGTTTCAGGGTCAGTTGGGTCTCCGAGGTCTTCCGCGGCTACCATTACTTGTTCTAGTAGTTTCTTCTTAAGATTTAAGACTTTGACTTTACCATCATGAATACATTGGATTGCATAAGACCATCCGCATTTAAGCTCTGGATGATACTCTCTTACCCAATCTTTTTCCACATTGGTAAATGCTTCTGTGTTTCTGTCGAATGACAAACACTCGAAAGGTAAATTCTTACCGTTTTCTCCTTTTAGCCAGTATACATATCTTGGTAACATGTCACCGACCATTCTGATTTTGTTATCACCTTCTACATACTGATAACTATCAATTTTACTTTTTTGGGCTTCGCCCTTGGCTTGATTAAAACTTATTGCCATTTCATTTCTCCTTTAGTGATTTCTTCAAACTTGAAGTGAATACCATCCTCTTCAATCCAAAGTAATCTGTTGCTTTCTATTATGTCCTCATTTCCTGTAAAATGAAAGAGGTCTAGAGTGGTATCTTTAGTTTTTTGATACTCGTAATAGTTACGTAGTGACGCGATACCTGCGTACTGTGCAATCTCGCTATCCGAGTATCTCCTTCTTTGAATAAACAAAGGCTCGGGGTTAACAAGGAAACTATGTCCATGAAAACTCTTTTGCCAAAACTTGTATATTCTATCATGCCTATTAACTGGAGGCAGTTTATATGTCAAAATATGCAGGATTGTTAAAATATCTTTAACGCTTCCATTGCTTTCTTTTTTTATCTTTTTCCAATTATAGAATAACATTATATCAAAAATTTAACCTCATGTCAAGAAACATTTTTCAGTCCTATAAGTAGGCAACTTCGTACCCTTGTTT